ATGGAAAGTTCTCAATTTAATAAATTACTTCAATATGTAATAGAGGGGAAGGAACCATCTGTTACAGGTGAATTATTAACTCTCAATCAATATAAAGAGCTATCTCAATACACAAGTGTAGAGTATCGGCTTATACTGAAATCGAGAGTCTATAAAGCGCCTAAAGAATCGAGTGTACATTTATAATCAGTATACAACTGTTCCTTGGAAATTACGATGTCAACCCCACCTTCGTTATATTATAGTGAATGTCAATAACTTCTGAAATATGAGCAATGCCGTTGACATTATACACTACTTTCTCTCCAATACGTGGCAATTCTTCTAATACAAAATTCTCTTGTTGTTTGAATACTCTATAAATTCCCTCTTCGTTATCATAGCGAAGGATACAATAATCTTTCATAATGTCGTATGTTTTAGTTATGTATAAATTATTTAATTCCTAAATCTTGTTATTTTTCCTTAGCCAATCATCAATCAGCTTATTAGCCTTTTCATCTTCACTTATTGGATTCTTGTCAAGCAGTTCTGATTTTATTTTATAATATTCTTCAATTAATCTCTCCATCTGTGTCAATATATCATATATACGTTCTTTAGGTTCATGCAATTTATTTGGTATAAACTTAATATTAATAGGAATATCAGTATAAATTCCTTTAACGAGCTTAGGGGCATAAATTATTTCCCAATTTCGTTCTGTTAATAAATCAATCTCATTAGGTAATTGTTCAAGTACCTTTTCGGTATTCTTAAAATCAAATATTGGACAAAGAAACAAACATTTTACTGTAGATTCACCAAGAAGAATATCTCGTATAGCTTCTTTATTGATTATCCATAAATTATCACTTTCAAAATAACCAAAATTATACCAATCATATCCTAATGGATTGAATCCTATCTTTCGTAGATTTATACATTTCCAACAGCTTGAGTTACAAAATTCTGTTTTGTTTTTTACTTTTAAATAATGCTTATAACAAGTATATACAGTTTGAACATTATAAAAAACAGAAGTTTTCTCTTTATAATCTAATATTAATTCGTCATCAACTCTCAATTTAAACGATTTCCATTGTTTTATAGTATGAAATAGCCAATTAAATGAATCCCAGTTTTCTATTATATCCACACCTGTTAATTGCAAAATATTGAGATTCTCTTCTTGTCTGAAATCTCCAGCTTTTTTGCATAACTTAATAACTTTTGCATAGTTTGAAGAAGAGGATTTACCAAAAGACAACTGAATAATCATATCCTATTTGTTCATTAATACATTAGTCAATCGTTTATTAAAATGACGACTGTTTTATGTCAAACACTATCTTGCATCGGCATAATCGGCATTGTCGTCCTGAGGGGCAGCATCTTTTTTCAGATTGTAGACTTCATTTTCTTTCAATTGAAGTTGTAGTTCCAAGTCCTCAATTCGCTTTTCTAAAGAAGATACTAATTTTTTTTGTGTGTCAATAGTTTCTTTTTGCTGTAGTATTTGTTGTTCATAAGCATTAGCTTTAAATAGAGCATTTACATATTCACTTTCTGATATTTCAGTTTTTTTGTAACCTGGAATATTATCACTTAAATCATAAAAGAAAAAAATATCATGCTTTATTGCTTTGCAAATGCGTTCTAATACACCAGTCTTTATGTCGGCAACTTTTAGCATTGCCTGAAAATTTTGTGGTGTTTCTCCCATTTGTTCGGCTACATATTTTAAAGTATAACCTCTTTTTTGAAGTAACTTCTTTATTTCGTCTCCACTCATTATAATATGTGTTTTTATAAAAATAAAAAATATTCGAAATAATAAAGGGAATATTTTGTTATAATAAAAACTTTCCTTTATATTTGCGCCATAATTATTAAAACATTAAAGTTATGACAACACTTTTATTGACCTCTATCATCCTTGTATTCCTCCTTATAATATTAGGAATTACATTTCGAAAACCTATTATTCGTCTAATTCACAATCACCAGGATACTAAACTACGTAAATGGTGTGTACAACAAGCAACTATTAGTAAAACCTTTGATTCTTACGATCACTATACTGAAACCTATTACGCTTCATCTAACGCAGTAGCAGCTTCAGCCGAGAGGATCTATCTATTCATCAAAGAGTATATTACTTACTTATCAGATGAAGAGAAAGAAGCCATCTTTCCAGAGAAATACAAGAAAAAAGAAGATGGTTGACATCAGACAACTTTCGGTTTTGTATTAGTAGGCTTATGCTTCAACATATCCAATATTGTTTCGTATCTCTCTTTAACAGTTACACCTGAGCCTCCTGAAAGAAAAATCTGAGTATAAGAGCCTCCATCATAGATGGATACTATATGTTCAGAAAATATGGTGATTTTTCCACCATCATTGTGAGTCAATTCTATTTTCATAACAATTTCATTTAGTAAAGAAACGGAAGCCCTGCATCCGGCCTGAGAAACTTGATTCAGAGCTCCGTGTCTTTCGATTAAACATTTTAAAACGTAATCTTTAAAACATTACAAATATGAGCAAAAAAAATGGTTCGGACAATAATATTGTCCCAAATCTCAAAAAATTACCCCTAGCAGAGTATTTTGCAGCCTTACCAAAGGCAGAACGTCGTCCAGTTATCATATCAGCTCCTAAAGAAGATGTTATTACAGCTATTGTAGAAGCGACACAACGTAATCGTCATACGGTTCGTTGCTGGATGTATGGATATACTCAACCTAACAGTATGGTTGAAAAAAAGATTGTAGCTGAGATCTTACAATCAGATGTCGCAACCTTATTTCCTGAAAGAAAGGAGGAATGATTATGACTGGAATGGAATTTTATTTTACTCCTAAAGGTGAAGTTATGATTACCGATGAATGTGGTACGCGTCAATTGGAACAGTCAAATCGGGAGTTTATTTCCGAAATCATAACTCGAATGGGAATATTTTGGCCAGAAGCACTGGAGAAAGCATCATTGGAATATACAGACCGACGATATAATATCCCTTGGTTTGAATTTTCAATAGTACGTCGTTTTCTTAAATGTAATTTTGGTGAGTTCGATTCAACAATGGATATTGATCAGATGGGAAACTTTCACTTTGAGGAGGTCAAATGTCCGTTAAAGGGTGAATGCAAATATGAAGGAATAATCTGTAAACCAAAATTTAATAGTACACTGTCGGAACGTGAGTTAAGCGTTATGCGATCATTTTATGAAGGGATGGAAGAAAATGCAATAGCAGATAAGTATTGCATTTCATTGGAAACTGTACGTACACATAAACGGAATGCCTTTAGGCGTATAGATGTCCATTCCTTGGCAGAGTTCTTTCAGTATGCTAGGAAAAACAATCTATTTCAATAACAAGTAAACTCTAAAATCAATATTAATCAGGCAGCATAGCATAGAGATGCAGATGTGTTTCAGTAAATCAGCTCAACACCATTCAAAAGTTAAACAAAGAAACAGCCTATTAGAGATTATGGAAAATTGCTTCGAAATGATGGTAGCACGATGTATTAAGATCGGAACTGTTCAAACGTTGACGATGTTAGGACTACTCCCCGAAGTAGTAACAATATCACAAGCGGAAGATATATACGGAAAACGCCTGATTACAGAATGGCGCGAAAAAGCCTGGATCAAATTTTATCCGGCAAATAATAAGGAACGAGGGAAATATTATGTGAAGCGTTCAGAACTGGAAACAGCCAGCGCAATGATGGACCTGCATAATAAAGTACCGGACAACATTATCAAACAACTAATGCAACTAGCCGTATGACCTACATACCGAAGTCATCAGAAATGCTAAAGGCTCTACAGGAAAGCATTGGTAAGCAGCTTGACGCAAGAGAAGAACAGAAAAGGAAATGTAGCTCTGAACCAACTCCTATAGAGGTGGTGCCTTGTAAAATGGATATAACCAAACAACCTACTGCGGAGGATCTTCTATTAATGGAAGAATACAGCCGTGGAGTATACCAAGGAGATTAATAAATAATTAATATTTAAACAATTATGAGTAACATTATTGAAGTGAAAGTGGAGGAGCTAAACGCACTTCCAGCAACGAAAATTGTCGAAAATGAAAATGTACAGACAAAATTTATTCAAATGCACAACGCTATTTGGGGAACTGACAAAGGCGAGCAGATGTATCACAAAGAAGTATTTAACTTTCAAAAATTGCTCCGTGATAATCCCGATGTAGCAGATTCTACGAAGATGTCTCTTTACGGCTGCTTTCTTGATATAGCGGTCAATGGTCTTACATTAGACCAAACCGGACATCCCCTTTGCTATATTCTTAGCCGTAGTTGCAAAACAGGTCATAAAAATGCACAAGGATATGACATTTATGAAAAACGTGCCTATGTATCAGTTACAGGATATGGGGAGCTTACAATGCGTATGCGAGCCGGTCAGATTAAATATGCAGATAATCCTGTTGTTGTTTATGAAGGAGATCACTTTAGAGCATCATTAGTAAATGGAATGAAAAATATTGAATATGAAGCACAATGTCCTCGTACTTCTACTAAAGTCATAGCTGCATTCATTCGTATTGTACGCAATGATAATTCAGTAGATTATCAATGGCTAATGGAAGGTGATATAGAACGTTTGAAGCATTACAGTGAAAAAGCAAATGCGAAATGGAACGACCAAACTAAAAGACGTGAATTAGGTAAAGCTAATGCGCTTTATAGTTCAAATAGTGGCGGCATTGATCCTGGCTTTTTAGAAAATAAGATGATTAAGCACGCTTTTGATGCTTATCCTAAGGTCCGTACCGGAAAGTACACTATGATGGCTACAGAGCAGGAGGATGAAGAAGTTATCGACTATGGTATTGTAGATGAAGAAAAAATCAATGAGCCTACTAAAACAGTATATGATACTAAAGTTCCCTTTGGAGAAGAAAAACAATTAGATGCTCCGGAACCTGTACAAGTAACAGTGTCTGAAGATGATGCAAACGGAGGTTTCTAAGTATTTACTAACCAATTTAAGAAAACAATTATGGCAACAGAATTAATCAAAATAGATGAGGTAAAAAACATCCTTTCATCCTTTCCGGACATCATCGGAAGGAATACTAACTCTGTCAAGAAATGCAATGAAGCCGGTCAAACTCTCCTTGATACAATCGAAGGAGAAGGTATGAATGAAGCAATAGACCAGGCTGCAGCTGACTACTTGAAAAAGGTAAATGTTACCCTTAAAAATATGGACGAACGTCGCAAGCCCATCACACAGATATTTGATAAGGTACGTTCTTTCTTCACTTCACAGGAAAAAGAGATTGATCCAAAGGATTCTACTACAATCCCTGGCAAGCTAGTAGCAAAACGCAATGAGTATGCTAAGTATAAGTATGAAGAAGAACAGAAAAGAAAGAAAATCGCCGAGCAAAAAGCCCGAATTGATTCGGAAAAAGCGAGTTACCAACAAGCGATTGAAAATAATCTCCTTTCTTACTTCAATATGTATCTTACATCCAAAATTGTTGAATTACAGGATATTTTCACTAGACTTACTTATGCAAATTTTGACCGTGAAGTTATCGGTATTACTGTTTTCCAAACTGATTATCCTAAAGCGCATTTCGATAAATTCAATGAGGAAGAAGCAACTTATTATATCAGTCTGGAAACAAAGAAGGAAATTCGACGGAATGTACTACAGGGTAAATATGAGGAATTTGCTCAACGTTATAAAGCCAAGCTATTAAGTATCCGACAGGATTTGATTGACCGTATTCCATCTAAGCGTAAAGAGTTAGCAGAATTAGAACAACTTCGTTTGGCAAATGCGGAAGCGGCTGCAAAAGCTGAAGAACAGCGCAAGCAGCGTGAAGCCGAAGAAACAGCAAAACAGATGGAAGAGATAAAAAGGCAGGAAGAAGTTGCTAAACAAGAATCTGCAATGAAGGCACAGAGAAGTTCAATAGGGAGCCTTTTTTCTAATGCTGCTGCATCTGTTGCCCCTCCACCGACAAACGCTAAAGTGAAAGAAAAGATTGTTGTTTTGCATCAGCAAGGATATTTGGAGATATTTCAGATGTGGTGGCTAAATGAAGGACAGAGTCTGCCAGTTGAAGAACTAGAGAAAATCTTTAAGAAGATGATTACCTATTGCGAGAAACAGGCAAACAGCAAAGATCAAAAGCATATCGAATCACAATTCATCAGCTACGAGGCAGATGTAAAAGCTAAATAGTTATGTCAAATCCCGATTCATATTATTCGCGTACAGAAGTAAGTAACTCTGATCTGACAGAACTTAAAAATTATCTCTATCCCCGTGCTCAATACGGGGATAAAGAAAAGGCATTCAAGTTCGGTACTCTTGTAGACGCTCTTATCACAGAGAATGACCGTGTTCGGTATGACAAGCTGATGGTAGATGATTATGTGTACACGACAGAAGAATTTGAATTAGGACTTGAGATGCGTAAGGCTCTCCGGAAGGAAGCGGAGAAAGACCAGTTTCTTGCTGTTGTGCTAGCGCAGTCTGATACACAGAAGTTCATGGTAAATAAGCAGCAGGAGTTCCATTATGGGAACTTTGCCTATCACCTCGATACTCGCTGTAAATGGGACTGGTGGTTATCTGCTTACGGTTTTGGTGGCGATTTGAAAACGACCTTTGCAGAGTCTCAGGCACAATTCGATGAAGCGATAGATTTCTTTGACTGGGACCGATCCCGTGCCTGGTATATGGATATCGCAGGAAGTAAACAGGATTTCATTTATGCAATCTCGAAAAAGAACTGCAAGATATTCAAGCATTTTATCACCGACCGTAATCATCCTACATATACCAAGGGAAAAGAAAAGTACGAAGACCTGGCTTTCAAATGGTGGCAATTGATGGTCTGATTATATTTTATCATAAAAACAATATGAACTTACTTATCACACCTAAATATCAAATATTGGATGAATTAACTAATATAGATTCATTTCTCAATATAACCATGAGCGAAGATGCGACAGAAGCGGTACAACGTGGCAATGACTTGGCTGTATATGTTGCCCGTTCCGGCAAATTACTTGCAGACTCAAAATACTGGCTCAATGAGGCGATGAAATCCGAGGTCATGCAGACGCTTGTTGATACAGCTAAGAATGCGAAAGCAACAGCGACGGCCATAAATGCTCTAGTTAACTCTTTGTGTAGGGAAGAACGATATTTGGTCGACTGGTGCGAACGCTGCAATCGGACGGCGACGCATCAACTATCATGGTGTGTAACTGTGATAAGTAAAGCAAAAGAAGAAATGAAAATGTCCGGAATGTATAATAACAATAAAAAGCAATCATCATGAAAAACTTAAAAAGAATCACAATCGGGCTAGCCGTTATCGGTCTGTTTACGGCATTGTCTTTCTCTCAAAGAGAAGATGCAACGACTAGAGAAATAACTACGGCTGCCGTCATGGGAGTTGTATCAGCATTTAGTATTATCACTTTATCAACTAAAGAAGATTATGGAACAAGTAAAAAATGAGATCAAGAAGGCGGTTATCAAAAAAGACCGCTTGAATGTAGTGTACAATGAGCGTTTCTCGGAAGCGAACTACACGAATGTAATTAACAAGAGCTGCGATCAGATCATCCACAGCGATTTAAGAGAAGCGTTTAGCCGGCTTAAATTACATCTCGTTGTATTGTGTGAGCAGCCAGAGGCATCTAATATCAACAAAGATAGCTTTACTTCCCCGGGCTATGCAGAGACTCTGGAAAATTATATCATTACGGGCTATGCAAATGACAGCGTCGATGGTGTTTCTGGAATTACCATTATGGGAGCTAAACTTCTCCAGTCCGGCAAAGTTGTTGACTTGAAAATCTTCGTTCCTCTCCTTGATGCAGATTACCCTTACTATGAAGAATTGAGCATTGATGCTGCAGCTTGTGATGCGGAAGTTGAAAGTTATCTGTTTGAAGAGAAATGGGGAGTCAGACAAGAGCGGCTTGATTTCGAAACGGATGAACCGGAAGAAGCTGTTGTACTGGAAGAAGAGAAGCCTAAAAAAAGAGGACGTAAAAAACAAATAGAGGCGCCTGCACCTCTTGACGCAACCGCATAATCAATCATCACAGGGGGGATAATTCCCCCTGCTAAATACTCTGAATCATGAATATTGAATTAAAAGGAGATAATTTCGAATTATCATTCAAATATAAGACTTCAATAATAGATCGGGTCAGACAGATTCCCGGTAGACGTTTTGATGGTGCTAAAAAAGTTTGGATTGTCCCGACAAGGAGTAGGGTAGAGCTTGAAAGGATGATTTATCAAATACAGCAGTTTGAGAATATAAATTGGGTAAACGGTACAGAAAAAAAGGAGGAAGATATCGCTTATGATATTCCGGAACTGCCGGACCTAACCGTTCCGCACAATTTAAAGATTCAGCCTTATCCTTATCAGCTTAAAGGTATTGCACGGGGATTGGAACTAAAACGGTTTATGAATTGCGATGAACCGGGACTCGGTAAGACATTGCAGAGTATTGCAACAATAAATCTTGCTGATGCTTTTCCTTGTCTTGTCATTTGTCCATCTTCACTCAAAATAAATTGGTTACGTGAATGGGAGAAATTTACAGATAAAAAAGCGATGATCCTAACCGACAAGGTGCGTGATACGTGGACTTTTTTCTTCCAGACAGGAATGCACCAGGTGTTTATTGTTAACTATGAATCATTAAAGAAATACTTCGTACAACGCATAAAGAAAGCCGAAGGCTGGACGTTGAGAGATGTAGAATTTAGAAACTCAATCAATTTATTCAAGTCAGTTATTATTGATGAAAGTCACCGTTGCAAATCAGCATCAACCCAGCAAGCTAAATTCTGTAAAGGGATATGCACCGGTAAAGAATGGGTGATAGAACTTACTGGAACCCCAGTTGTCAACAGGCCAAAAGACCTGATTCCACAACTGGCAATTCTAAACCGTATGGAGGATTTTGGTGGCTATAAACCATTTGTTAACCGATACTGCTCCGGACAAAGAGAGGCTTCTAATTTGAAAGAACTGAATTTCAACCTTTGGCAATATTGCATGTTTCGTCGTGAAAAGTCTCTTGTTCTTACAGACCTTCCGGATAAGATACGTCAGGTTAATACTTGCGAAATTACAAATCGCAAAGAGTATATGGATGCAGAACGCGACCTTATTATGTATCTACAGAAATACAAGGATGCTGACGATGATAAGATAGAAAAGGCTCTACGTGGTGAAGTGATGGTACGTATCAATATTCTCCGGCAAATTTCTGCTCGTGGCAAAGTACGCGATGTTATTGAATTTGTGAAAGACTTCCGGGAGAATGGAAAGAAAATAATCCTCTTTTGTTCGCTTCATGAAGTTGTAGATCAATTGAAACGTTACTTCCCCACGGCTGTATCTGTAACAGGTAGAGAATCACCGGACATGAAGCAAAGAGCGGTTGACGCCTTTCAAAATAATCCTAAAGTGGATATTATTATTTGCTCAATAAAAGCAGCCGGAGTCGGTTTGACGCTTACCGCATCAAGTAATGTCGCCTTTGTTGAGTTCCCTTGGACGTACGCCGATTGCTGTCAATGTGAGGACCGTGCGCATCGTATCGGACAAAAGGATTCTGTGACTTGCTACTATTTTCTTGGCCGGCGAACTATTGATGAAAAAGTTTATCGGATCATTCAGGAGAAGAAAAATATAGCCAATGCGGTAACTGGATCCACGGAAGATATTGAGGAAAATATTGTAGATATGGTTGCACGTATCTTTGATACAGAATATGATGATGAAGAATAATTCAAATTAAGATAGAAAGGAGCAAAATACAGGATGTGTATTATATTAAAAATCAAAAAAGAGGTTATGATATAATAACCTCTTCTCCTAAAACACTAAACTTCATATCTGAAAGCAACAGTCTTTGGATTTATTGGTCCATCAAGTGAAAATTCTTCCATGTACGTTTTAATAAGCTGAAATGCAGATTCTTCTACAATTTCGTAATCTACTTTATTTGCCTCATGCAGCTCTTTCGATGGATAAGATGATTCACCTGAGAAAGAATGGGTTTTTCCTTTTAATTCAAAAGAAACATAAATTATTGCCATACATTTAAAATTTAAGGGTTTAACAATATTGCAAAGATACATATATTTTTATACAAAAATGATAATAGCATGGTTTTCTTGCGGAGTAACATCCGCAGTCGCTTGTAAAATAGCATTGAGCCTGTACGAAGATGTTCAGCTCTACTACATAGAGACTGGCTCCTGTCACCCGGACAACGCTCGTTTTCTATCTGATTGCGAAAGATGGTACGATCAGCCTATTCACATTATCCGAAGCGACAAATACACCTGTGTTGCTGATGTATTGCGGAAAGGATGGATAAACGGACCACATGGCGCAGCTTGTACGCTCAAACTGAAGAAGGAAGTCCGGTACAAATTAGAGAAGGAACTTGGAAGTTGGGACGGTCAAGTATGGGGCTTCGACTTCGACCCAAAGGAAATAAACCGAGCCATCCGATTCAAGCAGCAGTACCCAGACACAAAGCCGCTGTTTCCGCTTATTGAGCGGGAAATTACCAAGTCTGATGCAATGGGCATACTATGGAAAGCAGGTATTGAAATCCCTGCCATGTACAAGATGGGTTATAACAATAATAACTGTATCGGTTGTGTCAAAGGTGGTATGGGATATTGGAACAAGATACGAAAAGATTTCCCGGATGTATTCGATGAGGTAGCACAGATTGAACGTGATGTTGGAGCAACATGCCTAAAGGATAAAGACGGGCGAATTTTTCTTGATGAACTACCAACATGGCGAGGTGACCCAGTGGAAGAGATTATGCCGGATTGCTCCCTTATTTGCCAGATAGAGTTTCAAGAAATACTTGATAGGCAGGTAGAGCGAGTCTTGAAAGGAGAAATTAGTATTAACGATGTAGCCTAATTAGGCTCAAAACAATAAAGAAATGAATGAAACGAGGGGTTATAAAGGAAGAAGCCGCCCGGGGGCAGCTTCTTGTGTCGGCGACACTGCGTTTTGATAACGCATTTTCTCTTTGATAGAGTCATATATCTTATTGGATATAACATTTATTACAATCGGTAAGATTATGTATAATAATATAAATGTACCCATGACTCTTTAAGTTTAAATTGTTATGTCGGCAAGATCGCCTAACACTTGGCAGGGATTTGAACCCACAGAACGTTTGTCAGACGCTCCCTTCCACAGTCACAAATGCTGTGACAAAAATACAAAAGTAAAATTATAAAAAAAATATTATGGCAAAAATTTATGTAGCAAGTAGTTGGAGAAACTCATATCAACAAGATGTTGTGTCGTTTCTCAGAAATGAAGGTCACGAAGTGTATGACTTTACACATCCAAATGGTGACATGAGTTATGGCTTTTCGTGGTCGAGCATTGATCCAAACTGGAAGAATTGGAGTACTCAACAATATCAGGAAGCTCTCAATCATCCGATTGCACAAAAAGGTTTTGATTTGGATTTTAACGCTATGCAATGGGCAGATGTTTGCGTTATGGTTCTTCCTTGTGGTCGATCTGCTAATACAGAAGCTGGATGGATGAAGGGAGCAGGCAAAAGAGTTATGATTTATTCCCCAAAGGAGCAAGAACCGGAACTTATGTACAAGATATACGACTTTATAAGTGATAGTATGTTCCGAATCAATGACGAAATAAATAGAGTATAACGAATAAAAAAATGAGCGAAATAAAGTTTAGATATAAATTTGATTCAACCGCCTATGTCGTGGATGAAGCATATTTTCTTAAAATGGAACGAATGGCAAAAATGAATGGTGAGAAAATAGAAAAACTTGCCGAAAAGAAATTCAGGAACTATCTCAATGATGGTATGAATCCTATCAAACTGGAATTTAGAATAAGAGGTGTTGAGGAGCTTGTAGGGCATAGCGTTATAACTGAATTGAATTATGGGGAAAGGGGTTATCCGATGTCTGTTCCAGAAAGGATAAAGTATGCAATCGTTGATGATATTGCAGGCTATGTAGAAGATAGGTTTAAGCATTACAAAGAGGATTGTCAAACACTTTTTGACAAGATGTATAGAAAGCATGAAGAAAGAATTAAAAAGAAAATTAGATTTTGGAAATATCTTTTTGCCGTTACCTTTTTCATGTTGCTAATCGAATGTATTTGTAGAATAGTTCAATAAAAAAGTAATAACGAATCATATCGAGGAGCACCTCGGAATGATATTCAATAAACATAGTAACTAACCCTTTAAAATGATACAGCCCGGTCTATTTCGGGTGATATGTTTTTTAGAAAGTAATATTAAAAATGAATAAAGAAAAGTGCATTTTATGTGGAAAGGAAACAGTGTCGGTTATTAAGACCGATATCGGTTTTATGTGTTATAATTGTTATGCTGATCAGCGTAATCCTCCACGTTCTAAAGAAGTACATAATAATGAGGAAGCTCGCATACAAACAGAGTTCTTTAAACTTATTCCTTTATATTTCCCCAATATTCCAGACAGACTTATATTTGCCGTTCCGAACGGTGGTAGTCGTCATGTAAGGGAAGCCGCTAACCTTAAACGTCAAGGAGTAAAGCCCGGAGTTTCCGATGTAATCGTACTCATACCGAAAAAGGGGTTTGCTTCGCTTTGTTTAGAGTTCAAGATTAAGAAAGGGAAACAATCAGACCATCAAAAAGAATTTCAAAAACAAGCGGAATTATGCCGCAATAAGTATGTAGTAGTCCGAAGTGCATTACAAGCAATTGAAGAACTAAAGAAATATCTTTTTCCATAAAAGATGTAGTAGGGGATACCTGATTTCTCTGAAATCATACCGAAACTCTTTGCTGAAATGGATATTGTACTGATAAAAGGAGGCAATTACCTTTTTTATTATCTTTGTTCTAAAATTATTAGTATGACATTTGAAGAAGCAGTTTCTTTGGTTGACAGAATTAAAGATCAGGTTGTCGGTGCTCCTGTAAAGGGAAGGTTTATTGAATCTTTGTTCATCGGGCCGACCTGTTGGAATGAAATGCATATCTTTATGAACATCTGCTTACAGAAAGGAGAAGATGAAGCTATTAGCGAATTTATTGGGAAAAGCTTCTCTGTATATGGTAAATCTGTTACCTATATTAATCCGAAACTTCCAAAATGGGATGTAACGGTACTTGACGATTGGGAGAAGACAATATATAATTAAGAGAGGTAGCATATCAAGCTACCTCTTCTGTTATTAAACAAACTTTGGATTAGAAAATGATAACTTATTATTTTTTAAACCACCGTTTTATTTGCCAGAATATTCCATGTTTCTTAGCTCTAGGGAGTGTAATTTAAACTCTGTCTGGTTTCTATTTCTTTTAAATCACAACAAATATAATTTTTTCTTTTTGGATTTACAAATGCTTCTTAAGGTAGTTTTTGGATGTGTGCAAGGGCGGCGAAGAATGAGCCGTTTATATACCCTTGCTCACATCCGGGAACTACCTTTTCTTTGCGTTTGAAAAGCAAAAAAGGGGAAATGGGTTATATCGCCAGAGGCATTCTCTCTCCAAACTTGATTCGTAGTTGCCCGGCAGTTAACGCCCAATTCTGGAGCGGTTGCGTCCATTTCTTGGAGATGTTCATCACAGCCAGGTAGATCAACTTCATCAATGCCATGTCATTGGGAAAGACACCCTTGGTTTTGGTCACCTTTCGTACTTGACGGTGGAAGCCCTCGACGGCGTTAGTTGTGTAAATCAGTCTTCGGATATGCTCATCATAAGCAAAATAGGCCGATAGATTATCCCAGTTTCGTCGCCATGATTCCAAGACAACAGGGTATTTTTTACCCCATTTATCTTGTAGTTTATCAAGGTTGAGCTCTGCTAAATCTTTATTAGGGGCTTGATAGACTGTTTTCAAATCTGCCATAAACTCTTTTTGATCTTTTGAGGCTATGTATTTCAATGAATTGCGAATCTGATGTATGACGCAGTTCTGGATGATTACCTCAGGAAAAATAGTGCTGATTGCTTCAGCAAATCCCGTGAGATTGTCAATGCAAGCGATCAGAACATCTTTCATGCCACGTGCTTTCAGGTCGGTCAAGACACTCAGCCAGAAATTAGCCCCTTCGCTTTCTGATACATACATGCCTATCAGTTCTTTATGGCCATCTTTATTGACTGCCAGAACATTATAGACAGCTCGACTTTCGGTACGACCACCATCCTTCACCTTGTAGTGCATTGCGTCAAGCCACACAATGGTATACATTGATTCCAGGGGGCGGCTTTGCCACTCCTTCACCTTGGGAACTATGCGTTCAATAATCTCACTTAGGGTGTTGTGGGAGATCTCAACATCATACATCTCCTCGATATGGGAGGAAATATCCCTAAGGCTCAAACCCATACCATACAGACTGATAATCTTGGAAGACATGTTGTCCGCAAGAATCGTCTCGCGCTTTTTAAGGATCTCAGGACTAAAGCTGCTGTGACGATCTTGAGGAGTCACGATATCAATCTCGCCGGCCATGGTTTTGACACGTTTGCTGCCACGACCATTCCGCTTATTGCCTTTAAGACGCTCTGAATCATCAAGGTGGGAGGACATCTCGCCATCTAAAGCGGCCTCTAAAAACTCTTTTAGCAACGGACCAAAGGCTCCGTCTTTGCCCGTGAGCGATTCGCCACTACGCAGTTGAGATAACGCTTTGTCACGCATCTGCTGATACTCTTCACTGTTTCTATCCATAATACAAAGATAATTGTTTGGGGACAGAGTTCAGATTACGCCCTCTTCATAATGGTATTACTTAAGCATATATTTTTTATAGTGGAATTTATATCTGGATTTTACCTTTTTGACAGTTATTTCTCTCTTTTCCTGATCATAATTCGGAGCAATATCACTATAGTGTATGCTTCTGAAAAGAGCTTGCAGATATTCTTCTTCCTTCTTCTTTCCTTCTTCCGTCAAAAGAATTTTGATTATGCCGGATGGATGTCCCGTTTTAATTACATTTATTCCTATGCATTCGGTGTATATCTCCGCATTATACTTAGACAAACTTGCAGACCACTCATTTTGTAACGGTGCTTTCCATATAAATACAGTATCGGCATTGAAATAATTCTCCATATTGTCGCCGGTAATCGTTTTTACATATTTAGCAGAATCTAATTCTATCAATTGATTGTCGAGCTTTGAATTCGACTCTCCTTGCATCATGAATATTCCGTTGACCGTTTTCAATCTCATATCATCCTCGGGACCTAAATTCAATACTGCCTTTAATTCCCCATAAGCCATATTTTGACTTACTGTGTTATTATTCTCAATTACATCGAAATAAGGAAATAGAATCAAACAATTTTTGTCTTTTGACTCTAAAGTCATTCGATAAATCGTGCCTATATTCCTCTTCTCGTTCACTCTAAAGGTAGTCATCCCATCAACAACTTTGAAACCTTTGGGCTTTGTCAAATCGATGCCGAATAACTCTGAGCACTCAAAACGATACATTTTGAAAATATACCTTTGAGCGAAAGTATTTACTGCAGCTGAGAAGATGAAAATGAATGATAAAATGAATGTTTTCAT